TGAAATTCAAAGAAAAGTAAAAGATCTTTTACCAGGAGGAGAGGTTTAATATGCCATATAAGATCAAAAAGCTAGGATCTGGATATTTTGTTGTTAATGCAAAAACAGGTAAAAAGAAAAACTTAAAAGCACATAAAACTAAAACAGAAGCTCAAAAACACTTAACAGCACTTAATATTAATGTCAGAGAATCATTTGATTCATTATGTAATGATCTATTAAAGGCTTATTTATTTGAAACATCTACACCAGGATTATCTGGAGGATCATTAGATTTAGATAATAATGATGATCACAAAGCCGCAGCTGCAGAAATGCTTAAACAAGACCCCGAACTTCAAAATGAACTAGGTATTTTTAATCAAAATAAAAAAGTTGTTGATGTGAATACATGGAAAACACTAAAACCCGATCAACAAAAAAAGATTATTGAAGTAGCAAAAAGAAAATTACAACAAGGACAAAAAAATAATGCCGTAAGCAATATTGCTCCGGCATTACCCCCTACAAATATTACTGATACAGGTGATACCAGTAACGCTGCTTAACGGGTTTGAGAGAATTCAACAAACTTATAGAATTCAGCACGAGCATTGTTTCCGTTATCCATATAAGCACCAGACATCTTTGCTGTTCTCATAGTAGAATCATGTTTAATGCCTCTATTTGAACAACAGGTATGTTTACATTCAATTAATACTGAAACACCTTTATTACCTTCGCAGATTGAATTAACATAGTCATGAATTTGAGAAGTTAATCCTTCTTGAATCTGTGGTCGCCTAGAGAACCAATCAACAATACGATTTAATTTTGATAATCCAATAACTTTACCTTCTGGTGACGGAATATAAGCAACATGAGCTACACCAGTAAATGCTGCGTGATGATGCGAGCATAGAGAAGTTACTTTGATATTGTTTTGACAAACCATGCCATCATATCCATCTTCATTATCAAATGCAGTGATATTTGGTGCTTCGTTATAACAACCAGAAATAAGATCATTAACAAATGCTTTAGCTACACGCCTAGGCGTATCTGCACTATTAGTATCTGCTTTCCAATCAAATTGCAATGCATCTAAGAATTGTGCATATGCTGCAGCTGCTTTCTCAATAATATTTTTTTTATCAGATTCATCTAATGGAAGATTACCATTAGCTCTTGTTAATAATTTATTACCTAGTTTAGACATTAAACCATTATAAAATGGTTTCGTTTGATTTCAATATTTTATAAGATAATTCACTGTCACGTATGGTTGCATATTATTATGAGCCTCATTATTACCAGTTGATGATGTGTATCCGCCCGATTCATTTGTTTCACCTATATACGCAGATATATCCGGAGAAAAAGTAACGCTGGAATTTTTTGATTCTTCTATAGCTTTTACTACTTTTGCACTAGGCGCAAATGCAATCACTTGTCCACCCTTCGAAAAGGTGCCTTCTTTATACATATCTATATAACGAAAATCCAAATTAGATATATTAAAATACTGGTGTGTATGATTATTATTGTGATTATGAGAAGGCATTTCACCGGTATTTAATGTATGATAAAATTCACCTTTTGAATTACTACCTAGAGCAATGCTTTCATTTTCTTTCCAATTGCCGAATTTAGGCTTTAATGGTGAAGAGCCATTGCAATATCCAACAATTATTCGCCCTCTTAAATCAGGCAATGTGAATGTTTCTGGCCCAGTGCTACCATATAAGCTTCCGATAACGTCATATAATTTTTTATATTTTATTCTAGATATTTTTTCGCCATTACATAACAACCACCCGGGTATACTATCAACACTAGTGACTCTACCAGTATATGCTTTAATAGAACCAACAGGCATAACTTCATCCAAAGATTCTTTTATTTCACTTTTTATATGTTTTATTAAATCCTCGAGGAGTGTATATCTCGTTTCAATTTTTTTATCTATTGGGTTAATTTGATTAACTACAAAACATTCATCTCCCTTTAATACATTTGATTTTTTTAACCCTGATATAGGTAATTGATTTTCCATTTTAATATTTAATTAAAAAATTTGTTGTTATATTGGGTTGTATATTATTATGAAAATTATCTCCGCCGACTTTATATTTTACGTTAGAAATTTTTGTAAAACTATCAAATGTAGGATCAATTTTTGGTATCTTTAATTTTCTATTTTTTATTTCATCTATAACTTGTTTTTTATAAACGAATATCGTCCTTATTGGATGTGCATTTACAAATTTTCGAATAGCAGCGGTCCAACTAGGATTATATGATTTAAAATTAGTTCTATATTCTAATGTTTTACTATAATTTGTGCTACATATAAGACCCACACCGAATCCGCCCGCATTAAATATAATACTTTCTGCAACCCCCTGTCCTGGACCTCTTCCTATCAATGTTTTCCAATTTTCTGAAACCTTTATACACCCCTTCCAAATAAAACCGCATTCCTGTTTATTGGGCGTATAATCTAAAATATTTACATAATTTAATATTTTATGTTTATGGGGTGGGGCGTAATGAATATGGTCTCTGATGTGTTCATTTTTTAATAAAAATGAATATTCACCCCGGTCAGGATAATTTGCATTATTTCCTTCACCTAAGAAAATTTTTTCGCCAGACAACCAATTTCCAAAATTTGGTTCATAAGAAACTTCTGTATGTGAATATCCCATTTCCACTCTACCTCTTAAGTCGGGTAATGTAAATGTATTGTTATCAGAGGGTCCGTAAGTATCACCAATTATAGACCATAAGGATTCATAATCTTTTTTTCTCACTTGCTGACCATTACACAACAACCATCCCTTTATTGATTCTTGGCCTAATATATTTCCCGCATAAGGTATAATAGTACCAACTTCTATAAAATTAGATAATTCTTTTTTTGATTCTTCTTTTATGGCGTTTGTTATAACTGATAAAGGTAATGCGCATGTTTCATAATTGCCTACTTCATTTCGTTGATTGATTAAAAAATAAACAGGGCTAGATGATAAACTATATGATCGGTCTAAATCAGAAATCTTTACAGGTACATCGGCCATTATACATATTTAATAAAAATCATAAATATAAACATGAAGCGTTTTAATAAGGTTATTGAGAATAGTCTCAAAGATACACATTTAATTAGAGTAAAACTAAAAGTCGACCCCGCTAATTGTTCATCTGGGGAAATATTAAAATATAATGGATATGAAGGTTATATTTTAGCTGAGAAAGAATCATCTTATTCTGTCTATGTCGAGGACTTGGGATTAGTAGCCGAATTGCCAAAGACTATCGTATCAATTCAAGACTCATTAAATCCCATAGAAAAATTAAAAATTAATGCATTGCAATTTTTAATTAATAAAGGGCTTGCTGATGAAATTTTATTAAAATCAATCTATATGGCATCTACCCCAGAATGCATTGATGCCTTTTTAAGAGAGAAAGGTATGTCTGATTTTGATATACTATCTGTATACAGAAATGCATTACTTTGTTAGTATTTTATAATATAATTAATAGCTAAATAAGGTTGAATATTATTATGAGGCATGTCACCACCAACATCTGTTAGCTTTGTAATTTTTGTTAGTGTAGTTTTTTCATCATATTTTGGATTTCTTATACCTTGCTTCCTACGATTAACCTCAGCAAAAACTTCTTGATTTTTTGGTGTCGTCGCTGAATTAGTATCGCCATCGTTCTGCCACCAACCAAATTTTGTCAAATCCATATAGTCATGTGTATGCCCAATTGTATCTAGATGTGTATGTTTAGGTATTTCACTTTCTTTGAGAGTATGTTTATATGCTCCACCTATACCCGCTAAACTAACCTTTTCGTTAGGTTCACTCAAAGATATTGGTTCATTATTTATTCCACAATAACCCATAGGTACTCTACCTATAAAATTTGGCAACGGAAATGTTTCGGCATTTACGGGCCCGTATAATCCACCTATAACCTCATATAATCTTTTATATTTAGTTCTAGAAACATACTGTCCATTGCAAAGTAACCAACCATTTAATTTATCATATTGAGTTATATTACCAGCATGCAATTTAATGGAACCTACGGGCACATATTTATCCAACATAGATTCTAAAGAAGTTGCTAAGAATTTAGATATTTCTTCAGCTGTTGTAAATCTTGTTTCTAATACTTTATTAATTCTATTTTCCTGATTTACAATAAAAACATCATCATCCACAATAGGGTAAGCCTTTTGCAATTCCGATATTTTTATCATATTATCCATAGATTATCTTTATTTAAGGTTTATGATATTTTTAATGAGTACATATGTTTCCACTAAAATTATTGAATTAGGTTCTTGTGCATTTCGCCAATGGCGCGCAAATCAATCTCATTGTAGTTTTGTACATGGATATCAGTTAAAAGCTAAATTTTGGTTTGGTTGTTTAGAATTAGATGAACGTAACTGGGTTGTGGATTTTGGTGGTTTAAAGGAGCTAAAAACTAAATTACAACATCAGTTTGATCATACTTTATGTATTGCGGCAGATGATCCGCAATTATCATTATTTCAACAATTGCATGATGCAAAAGCATGTGATTTAAGGGTTATGGAAAAAGGTGTGGGAATTGAGAGAACAGCTGAACTTTGTTTTAATATTGCTTCAGAACATATTAAAGAATTAACCAACGGAAGATGTTGGGTTCAAAAAGTAGAAGTTTGGGAGCATGATCTTAATTCTGCTACTTATGAAGATAAAAGATCAACTGAAATTCTTACGGAATCCACATCGGCTCCAAGTCGCGGTGCTGCCGTTGGTAATCAAGTAACAACTGGATTGGGTGGATTATTTAAAGGAACTAGCTGGGGATGATAAAAAGAGAAAGAGATCCTAATCTAGTAGGACTTGAAAGTAATATCTTTTCGAAGATGAATGAAATTTTAGGTCCTGATATTAAACAATCAGGACCTAAAACAGATGTAAAATTTGTTTCTTTTGAAGATGCCTTAAAAGAATTATTAGAATTTGAAAAGTCTAATGTTGTACAGACTCTAACTTCTTCACAATAAATTTAAGAATCTGAGATCTTACAACTTCGTTTTCAGTGAAAAGAAAGGCATGAATTCCTTGATTTTCACTTTCTTCGTTATTAAAGGCGTGTCTGATTTTTGAAAATCCAGATTTATTTCCAATATCTGCTTGGAAAGAATCCCCAATAATAATATATTTAGAATTTTCACCGAATCGGGTTAAAATGGTAGTCAATTCAGCGGCGTTCATGTTCTGTGCTTCATCTACAATTACCACTGAATCTCTAAATGTTAATCCCCTGACAAAGTTAACAGGCATACATTTTACGAAATTATCTCTCATAAGGTCACCGCCTATTTTAGGGCCAACTAATTCGTCTAATTTCTCCATTAGAGGTAATGACCAAGGTTGAAACTTTTCTTGTAATTCTCCTGGTAATGAACCCATGCTTTTGGATGCACTTTCTACTATACTTCTAATATAGATTATATTATTAATAGATTTTGTTTTAAGCATTTGTAATCCTGCTAAAACGGCTAAGTAGGTTTTAGCAGTTCCTGCTGGTCCATCGACAAACACCATTTTTGTTTGATCATACATTAGCATTTCAATGAATGAATTATGAACATCATTCAATTTAAACTTGTTTTGTATTTTAAAATTACAAAACCAATCTTTTCGTTTGCTAATTTCTAGGTTATGAAGA